GAAGTGAGATTCAGTGCAGTTCCAAGAACATTGTCTGCAAGAGATAAACGGATGGCTGCACCAGAGACGTAATGAATAAAGTACCTCTGGCCGGTGATCAGACCTCCGGGAGCTGCTGCTCCTGCTCCAAGAGTCAGGTAGACATCGTCACCAACTGAAAGTCCATGACCAGTGCCTGAAAGAGTGATTGTCTGAGTTGAAGTGTTGACCGAAGAGATGTCACCGTTTGCAGGAAGTGCAGCGGTCAGGATGTTGTCAGTCCGGTAGAAGCGGACATAGAGATTCCCGAACTCCAGCACATAGCTTTCACCCTGGCCGAAGTTGAACGGAACCAGACGGACATCTGCATTGTCCTTCGTCTTTGAAACGAAGAAAGTCCCAGGTCTGCGGGTTACCGATCCTTGAGGAAGAGGGATGTAGTTCTCACAAACCTTGAGAGAACTCTTGTAGGAAGGCAGATCGACATATCCCTGCATCCTCGGAGATATCTGTCCATCTGCAAAAGAGGTCTGGACTGCCTGAATCCGAGGCATTACCTCCTCGCTTCAATGAAAATATCTGCATAGATCGTGTTTACATAGGCTTTCTCAGCACTGTCCACGCTTCTGGCTTCAGACAGCGTCTGATTGTACCTTGCAAACATATTGTCCCTCAGTTCCGGACGGCCTGTGAGAGCCTCCGCAATCTCGGATGCCAGTCTGAGGCCGATTGCCTGAATCAACAGGGAATCAAACTCGTTGGGATCCTCGATCCTCTTGACGTACTTGATCCAGGCTTGCTCTGCATCGGTAACGATAAACCCGTTCTCGACGTGGTGCTCCTTGTCCCAGTCATAGAGATCAATGAGCCTCAAACAGTCGCTGGGAAGCGCATACCGATACGAGAACTCCCAAACCGGATTGGTCGATGACCTTGCAAGCTTGACCCTGGTAACTGCACACGACCAGGGGTGAGCACGGAGCACGGAATCACGCACATCGTTGAAACGAAGATTGCAAAGCCGTGCCCGTTCGTTGTTGTCGCTCAAACTGGAGATCTTCTGATCCCCAAGGTTGGTGAGACCGATGTTGCAGATCTCTACGACACTGGTCATTAATCTACAGTGTAGAAAATTTCCAGAGAGATGCTTCCAACAGCATCCGTTACGGCATCCTGAAGTTTAACCTTGACATCCAGAAGACCGCCTGGATCAGATGACTCAGATGCCACATAGTCCCAGAGGGCCGTCTGACCTGATGCAAAATCCTCAAGAAGAGAATTAGAACTTGCAGTTGCTACCGAGACACCGTCAAGAAGACCATTCGGATCATCTGCATTCGCAAGGTTGCCGTCTACTGCATAGACACCAACATCCGCAGTGGCACCAGAGGCACCGATGTTGTCCCAATAAAGAGTGGAACTCGGCAGAATGACTGCATTCGATGGCAGTCTTGCCAGGTGATATGTCGAATTGATGCTATCGTCATTGTTGGTTTCAACAGAGTCGAATGTGCAACGGACCCGACCATAATGATAACGGGAGTCCACAAAGGTCTGCTTTGTTGCCACCAGATCGGTGGTCTTTGTTCCTACTAAATTTACTTCGGCCATAACTTACTCCATTCAGCTGGCGTTGATAAAAAGGCAGCCACTCACCAAGAGCAGCTGCCAGGGGTTACTGGTTACGCTGGGTGACAAGCAATCGAACAGACTTTCTCTTCCTGCAGACGGACGGATCCGACTGTCATCGAGAAATAAACATAGGTGCTGAAACGCTTGTCGGCACGTTCTGTGATCCGGGCACGAATATCATCCCACACACAGAATCCCATCCCTTCGCGATGCCACATCATGACGAGCTGGTCATCAGCAGAATCGGTGTTGAGAAGTTCTGTACGGATGAAACGCATTCCCATGAACTCAGAGATCTCACCGGATGCCAACTGGCGAACCTGACCCATATCGGCACCCATCGCAGTTCCAGGGGCTCCACTGGTGATCGTGATCGTTCCACCATGCTTGTGACCAAATGAGATGTCACTCAAGAGGTGAGCAAGCTGTAGTGAATTCACTGCAACGAAAATGTTCGGATTGCCTTCCAGATCATAATCGTCACCCTCACCTGCATTGATCTTCTGACGGGCTTCCAAAAGCTTGGAAATGGTCAGACCGCAGTCACCTGTAGAGTTGCCGTAAGTTGCTGAACCAATTGCAACGGTGTTCGACAAAGAGGCAGATCCAGATCCGTCTGCACCCGTGGAAGCTGTTCCACTGAGAGCATCGAGGATCTCGTTATCGATCGCTCTTCCCATTGCACTAGCTGCGTTTTGAGCATAAACCGATGTGGGATCGATCAGCATTCTGACGCGATCGACATCATCGATCATATCGCCCCAGTCATAGGAGACCGGAGTTACTCTGCGCCTTGAATGCGGGGTATCGATCTGCGGGGAATCCGCATGTCGGGAGGTCACCTTCTGGGCGGTTACCGAACCGATCCGCTCCATGTAGACCTCTTCTCCCCTCTTGCCGGTTTCAACCATAGTGGCATTCCGCAAACGGGATGCCCTCTGCTGAACCAGAGAGAGGATGTTGTCTGAATACTGCTTCGTAAAAGCAGTCGTGATATTAACGGACATAAATACTCCAATGAGTTTGGGTTGGTTTCCTGCCAAATCATTGGAGTTGTCCGTATAAACGGGCTCCGGGCCCTTTTAGCTCTAGGGTTCTCGAAGAATTGTCCGAGGCCGTAAAGTGCGGGCAGGCTTAATTTACCTGGGACTATCCCAGTTTGGGACTAGCCCAGATACTGATACAGTTGCGTCATTTCCTTTACTGCCTCCGCATGCTTTGGATGGTTTGCACTGCGGTAAGCGATCATAAAATCCTGATCGGAGTTTAGTTCCTTGATCTTGGACTCTGCGGTTGCGGGAGACATCCCGCCGATTCGTCCATCGTCACCGGACATCAGCCGGTGATCCTCACTGAGGAACCTTCCAATCCTTGAAAACATCTTCGTCAGACCAGGATGATTGCCGAACCCTGATTCCTCCATCAGCTTGACAGTATCCTTGTCTGCAAACTGAAGGAATGCCCTGCGGGCTAGTTCAGAGTTCTTCTGATAATCATCACCCCATTCATTCGATAGATCCTTGGTATACTTCAGCTGTTCTTCCTCATAGGACTTTGCAGCCTTCTCGTTCTCCGAGTTGGCAAGTTCCCCCATGTAGTTGAACATCTTCCCGGCCTGATCCTGAGATAAGCCGGTTGTGTGCATGAACTGCCTGAAATGATCCGGGGCTTCTCCTCCTAGCTGATAATCCTCCGGCTTCTCAGGGCGGCCCAGCCGCTCATAAACTTCCGTCAGATCACCGCCATTCGGGACTCGAATCAGCTCCTCTCCAGGAGCACCCAGCTTCTTCACGGCATGGACGTAGCTCTTGGCTAGATCATTCCAGTCCTTGAAGTTTCTGAGGGACGGTTCATTCCTTAATTCCACTGGTAGCGCATCCGGATTGAAAGATCCAACACTTTCTTGTCCGGTTCCGGGTATCGGGGTTTCACCCCCTCCCAGAATAGAGCCTAACGGTGGTGGAGCCTCCGGTAATGCCGGAGCCTCAGTAGTCTCAGTAGTATTAGTAGTCATCTCCGAGGTCGCGGTCTCGATCATGCGATTGTCTCTCTAGTTGTTCCAGTTCTGCAACACTCACACTCAAAAACGACATCAGATCCGTTACTACAGAACGCCTGCCGTCATTGTAGTGTGTGTGGTAAGGATCTCCGGGCACCATTGCACTGGAGAAGACGAAATGCCTTCCGCAGAGATCCGCGAGAACACGCTTCCCGGCATCCGTGCCGAACGTGAGCTCATAGTCAGCCTTAAGCTGTTTCTTCCGCCTTAGCAAGGTTCAGTGATGCCTGTGAGCGGTTCCGGTCTGCCATCGATACCAGATTATCCGCCTGTGCTACTGCCATCTGTTCCTGCATCTGCGTGTTCACCGCCATCTGCTGGGCTTCCGCTTCCATCTCTGCTGCAAACTCCTCCTCAGTCTTGAATACAGACGGAGGCACCCTGAGTATCTCTGCTGCTATGGTTGCAACCCGAGCAGGATCAATCCTGCGGAGTACCGATGGATCAATCTGGGCCATTGGCGTCAAAAACTGAATGAGGGCACTGACCGAAGTCATCTCGCCTGCCCTCTGGGCAATTCCTACAGGATTCGTGTACTCCACCTGGAAATCCGCTTCAATCAGCATCTCTGGAGGTGGTGGAAGCATCTGGTTCTTTACCATAATCGTCAAAGTCCGATCCACCAATGGTCCGAGAAACTCAACCTCCTGGCGAGATACAATCGGGCCGAGTACAGAGAGACGGTCACGCTGCCTCTGCATGATCTCGGTCGCAGAAAAACGGAGTACGTCACCATCAGGTGCAGTTGGTCCGGGAAGCTCAAGAAGGTCAAGGTAGAACGAACGGTTTATTGCGTCCCTGACCTGGCCCATCTTCGCTTCGTTCAAGTCCGGCCTTCCTCGAGTCTCCAGAGGCATGATCCGATCATTGGGGCCCAAACCAGCCCTGAAATAGTTCAGCCCGCCTGGTGTCGTTCTAATGGGAGAGAGGAATCCATCATCAGGCACCAAAAGTGGCGGGTCCACCATCTTCGCAAGGGATTTGAGCCCCAGTTCCTCCATCTTGTTCAGCATCCTCACATCTGCAAGAGCCTCGATTCCAGGACCGCGGCCATAAATCTCCTGAGCCTGACGCTCCCATCTGCTGCACACATATGGAAACTGATCGTAGCCTGAAACAGAAAGAATTCTCTTCTGGTCATGAAGCATGTAGACACTCATCCAAGGCATGTTCATCGACCCTGCCTCACCAAAGTTCCGGTCCTTCCGAGGCTTCACAACATGCAGACAGGAAAACTTCTTGTAGGGATTTCCCTCCATGTACGACTTGCTGACCGATTCAGGCAATACCTCGATTCCAAACTGCTCCACCAGGGCCTTTGCAGTGTGCTCGAACTTCCGGTAAACCGTATCCACACGGCCCAGATGATTCATCTGCAGAAAACACTCGCCTAGATGAAAGGTCCGGAACATCGGACCCTGACCAGGCTCATCATAAACCATCATCACACCCGTCCCGAATGCACCCAGATCCAGATAGAACTCATGGGATGCAGGATGAAAATTCGAGATAGGACGGTTGAATACCTCGATCACAAGACGCTGAGACTCCTCCAGCCAAAGCTGAACATCACGGTCCTGCATCAAAGGTCTTGGAACCGTCAGCTGAAACCAGCTCGTCTGAGCATTTGTGAGTGTGTTGTGGAGACCTGATGCAAACCTCGTTAAAGCACGAACTGCAGTGCCCTCGAAGATCTTGTTCCTGCGCTTCTCGCCAGGAGCATAACTCGCATTGAAATCGGCCCTCCGGGGAATCATGTGCTCTGCAATATCCTGCCAGTACGACTCCCAGTTGTGACGCTCCGTCTCAAGCTCCTGAAATTCCTGGGAAAGCTGCTTAGACAGCTCCTGCTCCTCTGGAGAAGGAGACGTATTCTCGGGTGTGAATTCAGCCACTATGACCTCATGCGTAACCAGTTAAAGAACGTCCAGTACCCTCACCAAAACCACCCTTGGTCAGCTGAGTCTCTGCCCTGCCGTAACGGCCTGCAAGCATCCTTCTGATTCTTGCCAGACGATCACGCTCCGACATCTCTCCGGGCTTTGCAGCACCCGACATTAAAGCTGCCGCCTCCTCAGAGGTGTCAGGTGCCTCTCCCGGTCCAGATGTCACTGTTCCACCACCACTACCACCATCATCCGTAGTTGTCGTGGTCGTTGTGTTATCACTCCAAACATCTTCCTCATTACCAATCATCTGCCTCTTCCAATGCTCTCCATACTTCTGAATATTTCCACCGAAAAGAAACTTGTTAAGCTCATCACCAGTTTGGGATAAGCCCTTCAAAGCAAGCCCAATCCCGCTCCTTTGATCCATGCCAACCAAAGTATCCATTGAACCCTTAAAAGCACTCATTGCCGTTCCAAGCGTTCCACCGCCAGGCTTCAACCAGTCCTGTTCAAGATTGAGCGTCCCAATATCCGTGTTCAGGTTTCCCAACGAACCTCCCTCTATGCTCATCCAGTCCGGCATGGACGGAGCATTCAGATTCGGATGCAACGATGGTATGTTCGGAGTACCCGTCAAAGCAGGGTTCAGCCCCGGCAAACTCGGCTTGAACTGTGTTATGTTGTAGTTCAGATTCGGAGTAGGTGCTACTCCTGCCGTGATATTCTGAAGATTCTCAGATCCAGTGAAGGTCTTGCCTATAACTCCTGCAGTTTTTTGAAAAGCCCTAACCATTTTGCTGAACTCGCTCATAAATCCCTCTAGTAAAGATACGGTGAACGGCTCGTCAGCCGTGTTCTGCGGATCGCGCTTTCACGGGTTCCGCGCTTCCTTCCCTCCTGTGCAAGAGCAAGCTGATCTCCCATCCCAGGCAAAGACAGCCCAAGCTGCTCAAGTGTACCTCCATACGCCTTCACACGGGCAGTGGACTCAGTGATCGCTTTCTCGTATTTCGTCATCTGAGGCTGATACGTCTCTTTGATGTCCTTGTCATACCTCGCAACATCAGCTGAAAGCTGTGCAAGATTAGTCCGGTATGTACTGAATGCCTCTGCATCATATGCAGACTTGACTGCCTGGGCCTTGCCCTCAACATCATAGGCCGTTCCCAGATCCGTGATTGCCTTCGATCTTCCTTCAATGTCATAGAGGCTGACAAGATCCTCCCGCTCACCGGGAATCGCTTCTCCACGGGCCTTCAAACGACTCATCTCAGTTGTATAATCCTCATAGTCCAATTCATCAGGATCGCCTTCCGGATAAGCCCATTTCATTAAAGCTGAAAATGAAACATCGGTCCTCCCTTGACCCTCCGGAGAACGCGGGTTCCAATCAAATTCCTGTGAATAATCAGGGCCTTCAATCAGCTCCTTCTGGAGCGTCAGCATCGATTCCAGATCGGAAATCCCCTTCCGGCCCGGTGCAAGAGCTTCCTTCGCCTTGGTGATTGCCGACTCAAACTCAGTCCAGGGAGGTACATAACCCTCTTCAAACTGCTTCACATAGGGAGAAAGAATGGTCGAAAGCTCATCGACTCCATAAGTCTCATCACCCCAAGGTGACCAAGTCCCTGCCTTCCAGCCACTGAGCTGAGTCTCTGCTTCCGAAATTGCTGCCTCGGATGGAGCTATGTCCTCCTTCAGCTTATCTATCCATGAAGAAGCCGTGTACTCCGTATCATCCCCTTCCACAGTGAAGGTATCGCTCGGATCATAAGATCCGAACTTCTCAAGAAACGGAGCCATCCTCTTGCCAAGATCACTGCCTGCAAAGTTCTTCTGAAGCGTCTCCATCTGAGAAGGAAGATTCTCGTACTCACTCGTAAGCCTGCCGTACTCACCTCCCAGCTCAAACTCTGCTCCACCAGAGACTGCATCCCAGTCCTGCTCGCCGTAGACCGACTCCACTGCAGACTTGTATGCCTGCTGGGCTACAGGAAGATCCTTCGCATAACCCTCCCTGGCCGTCCGGTATGCTCCCTTCGCTGTCTCCCATGCCCTGTATGCCTCAGATCCCTCCATCTCAGCCTTGGTCGCTCCATAGCTCTCTGCCGCTGCCTTGCGCTTGCCTGCAACCGACTCCGGTCCCTCACCAAAGATCGATTCCTGGAATGCCCCGTACTCACCAGAGATCTTCTTCAAATATGCCTGCTCCTCCCAAAGACGGGAACCCGTATGACGATGCTTTGCCATCACATTGTAATACCTCGTCAAAACACTCATGAAACTGCCTCCATTACAGGCTCAAGATGCTGCTCAAAAGGCTTCCAGTTATGAGAACCCTCTGCATAGCGGGGACGAGGCTCATGACTGAGAACCCTTGCATAACGAAGAGACTGAACTGCATAGCGGGTTGCACTCATCAAATCATCATGCTTCTTGATGATCTTCCCATCCATCCGATGATAAAGACGCATCTCCTCAAACCAGTCATTCAAATGTCCGAAGACCTTGAAACGCGAGGACTGCATCCTCTGGAGAATTTCCATGATCCCCGGCTCCACTGATAACCCACCTGAAGGATTCTGGAAATGCTCCCCAAGCATCTCAACTCCAAGCCTTCTGTACTGAGCTGCCAACGGTGTCCCAGAACCCTTGTCATGTACATGACCATCATGCGGCCAGGATACAGGAATCCATGAACCGCGATCCTTAATTGCCTGGGCATGAATGACAGGAGTCGCGCCTGCAACCCGATAACAGTCATAGAGATAACAGACATCCGAGTCCCGATCATGCGCCAGCCAGACAACAGCAGTAGGATGGTCAAAGCCAAAATCAATTGCGGCAATGCGAGCCCAATGCGGAGGTATTGCAAAAGATGGAACCGAAATCTCATCCTCCTGCACCGGGAAGACAAGACCACTTCCGAGTACCGGGATTCCCTTCGAGCGCATCTCCCTCTCATGGTGAGGAAGCGCAGCCAAAATCTCATTCCTGATCTCCTTCGATAAATGAGGTGCATCATCCCAGGTCGCATGGTAAAGAGCCTGGGCAGGCTTTAAATGATTCATGAACTGAGCACACACATCAGTGAGACCCTGCTCCGGAGTGAACGTCATGTAAACCAAACCGCCCGTCTTCAAAGATGCCCTGAGTGCCTGAGAATAAATATCCTGCGGAGGCTCCTCATCCAGCCAGCACACATGAAGCGCAGTTCCCATCCATGCCTGCTTGCCCTGCTCATAAGACTTCAGCTGCAGCTTCGAGTTCCTTCCGGATATGTGCTTGACCACTACCTGGGAAATCGCATTCGGAACACCAGGAGAACGCTCCGTCTTTACAATCAGATGCTTCGGAATGGCTCCCTTGCCGAACTCCTCCGGATCACCAGGCTCCCCCAACAGCTCAAACTGAACAATGTCCCTCGTGTTATTCGTCGTGTTCCCTGCAGCCCACGCCTTGATCGGCTTCTCAAAACGCTTGCCCTCCCACCAGTCCGGATAGATCCCAGTCAGATGATAGGCAAGCTCCATTGCACCACAGTAAGTCTTCCCCGTCTTGTTCCCTGCCATCAACATCCGCTGACGAGCTGAATTGCCAGCCTCATCACGGCCTGCATGGAACTTCCTCTGATAATCATACGGAGAATACGCCTGGAGCTTGTTCGTCTCCAAGATCTCTACATGCTCAGAAAGAAGATCAACTACCTGATCGCCTACGTTGATGTCACCAAGTACTGCTTCCATCACTCACACACACTCAATCAGACTTCTTGGGACGGCCTGCCTTCTTCTTTACCTTCTCCTTCACCTTGTCCAGCTGCTTGTTGT